CGGTAGACTTTATGCGTGAGGGGCGCGCTGGGGCGCAGCCCGCTGCGCGACCCTCTTTAGCGCCAGCTCCAAAGGCGGAAAAAGAACCGGCACCGGAGCCGGAGCGCCCTGCTGCTACGCGCCGTGGACCTACTCCGCTCAGCCTGACTTCGCTGATTACTGAACCTGCGATGACGATGGTGTCTGGCATCGCAAGTTTGCTGCCGTCGTATGCGCGCGGGTTGTACGGTCTTGCTAGAGGGGAATCTGATCCCGAAGCGGCTGCGGCAATTCGCGAGACGCAGCGGAAACTAACATACGAACCGCGTACAGATATCGGCAGACTTGGACTGGAGACAATCCGTCCGGTTGCGGAAGTGCTATCTGTTCCGTCTCAATTGATTGGTCGCGGCACCGAAGCAGTCACCGGCTCCAAGGTTGCCGGTACGGTTGCGGAGGACCTGCTTGGTCCAGAGGTTTTGATTCCTGGTGCGGTGGGTGTGCGCGCTTTGGTTAAAGGTCGTCGCGCTCCGGAAGTGCCGTCAACGGCAATCGTTCCCGAAGAACCCGCTCCGCCCGTAACGCCGCCCGCGCCAGAGGTCCCAGCGGTCAAGCCTAAAAAAGGTAAGAAGCCAAAGGCATCGACGTTGCCGGTGGTTAAATCTCCGGATCAAGTCAACACGCAGATTACGAAATCTGAGATTGAACTGTCACCAGACCCAGAACTGGAGGCTGCGCGTATTGCTGCGCGCGATCTGCCGGAGAACGTACTACCTGGCGTGAAAGCGGGGGAGCGTATTGCGCCGACCGTCGCAGCGCAGCGCAACATTACGAACGCTGCAAAGGAACTTCTCGAGACGGGAGAAGTCAAGATCGATCCTAGTATCCCGCCGTTCTTGCAAGTTGCAAACCTGCTTCAGTCAGGTCGTTTGCGACCGGATGTGTATGTAGACATCCTAAAGCGCAACAATCTGACTCCGGAAGAGTTTGCGCAATCTTACGTGCAAGAAGTTTCTCAGGCTGGTCGCACGTTGCAAATCCTGAGCGACTTTAGAAAGTTTACCCGCGAAGCAGAAGATGCAGTCGAGGGTATCAACACACAGGCTGCGGGTGGAATTGTTGACGATCGCGGCATCTTCCGTCGCATTGATGACATACGACGAGGATTGATGGTGTCGCAGCTTTCTACTGCGGTGCGTAACGCTACAGTAGGTGTAGGCCGATCTGTTCTTGATACCGGGACAAAGTTAATTGACTTTGGCATTCAGAAGGCGACGGGTCGTGTAAACCCTGATCTTCCGATGACAACCGCTGGTGATGCATTTGGGCAGGTAATAAATCTCCTAAACCCAAAGCAGGCGATGGATCTTACTAAGCGTATCCTTGAGGTTCGACCCAAGGAATATGATGAAATGTTCCGTCAGTACAACGCTGGCGTTTCACTAGGCGGAAAGTCTGGTGACATTCTTGGCGCAGCGGAAAAGGGTGTGTATGCGCTAAACGTCTTCAACCGATTCCAAGACAGCGTAATGCGTAGCGCCGTTTTTGCGGACTCGGTTGAGCGTGGCATGAAAGCGCGTGGACTCGACTTCCATGAAACGATGAAGTCTGGTCGCATGGGTGATATCCCAGAAGACATCGTACAGCGTGGCGTTCAAGACGCCATGGAGTTCACGTTTTCAAATAAGCCTAAGACCAAAGCTGAGCAAGCAATTGTTACCGCAATTGAAGACATTCCGTTCGGAACCGTAGCCATCCCGTTCCCGCGCTTCTTGATTAATTCAATGCGCTTTATGACGGAGTACAGTCCTGCGGGTCCGCTGCATTTGCTGAGCAAGAACGAGCGGGCTGCGCTCAAGTCCGGTGACACTCGGCTCCTTGCAAAGTCTCTGGCTGGATCTGGTTTGTTGTATGGCGCATACGCACTTCGTGACTCTGAGTATGCTGGCGAGAAGTGGTATGAACTCAAGGGGGAAGATGGCAAGACCATCGACATGCGCCCGTATGCTCCGCTGTCTGCTTATCTTTTTGTCGGAGACTTAATCAAGCGCAATATCGACGGCACGCTTTACAGTCTCAAAGGGACTGATATTACGGAAGCGCTTGTTGGCATTGGTTCTGACAAGACGGGCTTGCAGTTGGTCGATGGGCTGCTTGGTACGATGCGGGAAGACCCAGAGTATGGCGCGAAGAAGGCAAGCGATTATCTTGCAAAACTTGGCGGCGAGTACGCTGGTACCTTCTTCATTCCGTTCCAGCAGATCCGCGATGTCATGGCGGAGTTTGAGCCAGAGGAAGCCAAGGTTCGCAGAGTAACAGAGGAGCCGCTGACTGCTCCGATTACATCCAAACTTCCTGGCGCAGGTCGTGAACTTCCGGAGTCATTCTCTTACACCAACCCGCAGCCTCGGGTGCGTGAGTCTCCGGCGCTTCGTCAGATTACTGGTGTCACACAGATCTCGCCAAAGAACGAAGCCGAAAAAGAAATGGATCGGCTTCAGGTAAAAGAGTTTGAAATCTTCAAGCGAACGGGAGATCTAGATGCAGATCGTTTGATTGCGTCAAAAACAGCGCCGTTGATTAATGAAGTTGTTTCAAGGTTTGTAACTGATCCCCAGTACACAAACATGACCAACGCTCAAAAGCGTTTGATCCTAAAGAAGCTGTTATCAGAGGTAAACTCTGCTGCGCGTGAAGAAGCTTTGAAAGAAAACCCTCAAGCATTCATTGCGGACAAGGTAAAGAAATCGCTAAGCAAAGATGAGCTTCGGGTTTTAGAGGAAGCCGGGGTAAAGTTCCCTGAAAAAAAGGCAGAAGGTGGTCTTATAACTTCCGGAAACATTGATGTATCCAAACTGCCAGCCGTGCGTAATCCTGATGGTTCTTACAGCACCGTGCGGTCAATGGGTATTGAGATGGATGGCAAGTTCTATCTGATCCCAACCGTTATCAATGGCCGCGTAGTATCAGATAAAGAGGCTATCAAGTCTTTTGAGAAAACCGGAAGACACCTTGGTATTTTTGGAAGCCAGGCTGATTCTGATGCTTACGCAAAACAACTTTCTGAAACCGAAGCCAAAAGAATTCGTAAGGCTAAGGGTGGTGTTGTGTACACACCACAAGAAGAGCTCTTGCTAAGAAGATACGCAAGCAGGTAGAGTTAACCCCATGAAAAAGCGGGAGAAGTACATCCCCGTCCAGATTGAGGATGGGAAGTGGTACCGCATGAGGGGTTACACGCACACGGAGTGCTGTGACTGTGCGCTTGTACACAAGGAAGAGTTCCGCGTGGTGGACGGCCATATTGAATGGCGGGCTGTTAGGGATGACAAGGCTACGGAAAAACGCCGCCAAAAACTCGGCATCAAGATCACCAAGAAGTAATCATGCCTAGATATTCAGATGATTCCGAGTTCGTAGAAGCTTGGAGACGGTTTAATAAAGCAAGTTTAGTCGCTAAACATTTCAAGATGGACGTTAGGTCTGTCTACGAAAGGCGACGGATAGTAGAGCAAAGGTACGGTATTTCTCTTATGAGCAATCAAAAGAGCGTGCCTTCCAGTAGCATCAAAAACAAGATTGGGGATAGGCTCAACGAACTGGCCAAGATTCGGCAAGAGAAATACGAAACCGAGATGTCCGATACGGTCACCGATGGCGTCGTATTGATTGCCTCGGACTGTCATTATTGGCCCGGTATCGTGACCAAGGCGCATCAAGCCTTTTGCAAGTTAGCCAAGCAGCTTAGTCCGAAAATGGTGATCCTGAACGGGGACATCTTGGACGGCGCTCGCATCAGCCGTCATGCGCGGATCATGTGGGAAAAGCAACCGCTGATGAAGGACGAAATCGCTGCCGTTCAAGACCGATGCGCAGAGATTGAGCGGGCTGCGGGAAAGGCCAAGTTGATCCGCACCATTGGCAATCACGATGCCCGGTTTGAGAACTATCTCTCTAGCCGCGTGGGCGAGTTTGAAGAGATGACGGGCATGACCCTGCTCGACTATCTACCGCGCTGGCGCGCGGGGTGGGCGGTACATCTCAACAGGGAAACCGAAGGTTGGTTAACCATCCGGCATCGACCTGTATCCGGTGGGATACACGCCTCTTACAACAGCACTCTACGGGCTGGTGTGTCGTATGTGCACGGGCACCTTCACAAGCTTCAGGTTACGCCTTGGGCGGACTATCGCGGTCGCAGATACGGCGTAGATACCGGGACTCTTGCGGAGCCATACGGACCGCAGTTCAACTACTGCGAAGCCGGACCTGTTAACTGGGCATCGGGGTTTGCCGTTATTACTTTTGTGGGCGGTAAGATGCTTCAGCCGGAACTGTGCGTTGTCGAACATGGCAAAGCCTGGTTCCGTGGAAAAGAGGTCTAGGGGAATCTTACCCCATCAGTCTCGACTTTTTGGTTTTGTAAAGATTCAACGTAAGCGGTAACGATCGCTTCGATGAACTCGTCAAACTTGTCTGGGGTGAACTCCAGAAAGTTATAGACTCCGTTTGCCTCGATGAAGTAACCCGCCGCCGCTGCGGCTTCGTTAATCGCGACCTGTTCGTTTGGTGACTTGTCGATCATGTATTTCTCTTGAGTTCACCCAGCACCATCTTGAGCCGCTCCATTCTCTTGGACCCCTCGGTATAGACGGGATTGCTTGTCGTTTCCGGCATGAACCGGAACTCAACGATCTCCGTGTACTGACCGTTCTTTTGGACCTTGATCTCAGCGGGCTTGAGCAAGCCATCTGCCTTAGCAATGGCATCGACCGTGGACTCTGGAATCAACCCCGGCTTGGACATCCGCTTACGCCACCACTTGATAGCCTTGTCCTTGGGGTAGCCCTTGTGATCGAAGCACACCCATTCCCGATAGGTCTGGAACCCGGAACGATACTCAACCCGCATGGAGTCCGGCTTACCCGCCTTCTGATGCTTGCGGTAGAACACGGCATTCACCTTCTTCCACTCCGCCGGAGCATCGATGCTCATTACCGGCAGCGTCGTCGCAGTACGCTGGATCTCAGGCTCTTTGGGGGGCCAGATATATCCACAGTCGGGGCACTCTGAGAGGCCCGCAAAAACGATGCTATCGCATTCTGGACAGGTCTTAGTCGGAGCCTCTCCGCCCTCCTCGCTCTTGCGGGGCTTCTTTGGATTGACGCGATCGACCGGCCCGTGGCGAGCGACGTTGCCTGCGAAGTCCAGTACCAAGCAGTCCTGCTTGCCAGGAGAGTTGCGCATTCCGCGACCCATGATCTGTATATACAAGCCGGTTGAGCAGGTAGGTCTGAGCACCGCAAGCAGATCCACAGCCGGGGCGTTGAACCCGGTGGTAAGTACACCCATCGATGCGATCGCTCGGAGTTTGCCTGCCTTGAAGTCTGCGATGATTTCATCGCGTTCCGCGCGCGGGGTGTCCCCAAAGATCGTGGCGCAATCGATGCCGTGCTTTTCAACGAGCGAGGCGATGTGTGTGGCGTGACTCACACCAGAGCAGAAGATCAACCACGACCGGCGGTCCTTGCCGTACTCCAGAATCTCTTTCACTACGGCTGCGTTGATATCGTCCTTGTTCACCGCTCGCTCAAGATCGCCGGAGATAAACTCTCCGCCTCGGGTCGCAACCCCGCTCACGCTAAGTTGCGTCTTCGGCTGTTTGGATATCAGTTTGGTTAAGTATCCATCCCGCACCATATCCGCAAGCGGAGCGTCATAAGACACGCCATCAAAAAGCGAATCCTTACCGTCGTACAGCAAGCCAGAATCCAAGCGATATGGTGTAGCAGTTAACCCAATCACCCGCATGTCGGGGTTCATCACCTTCAAGTTCTTGAGGAACTTTTGGTACATAGTGTTGGTCTTACGCGGAATGAGGTGTGCCTCATCGATCAATACGATGTCCACCTTCACAAACTTCGATGCCTTCCCGTGCACCGATTGAATCCCGCAAAACACAATCGACGGATCGTAGTCGCGCTTATTGAGTCCCGCTGAGTTGATCCCCGCCGGAGCCTCTGACCAGAGCGATTTGAGTTCTTCGTAGTTCTGGCGAATTAATTCGCGAACGTGCGTCACCACCAAGATCTTTGTGTCTGCCCACTGCGTCAGCACCTGACGGCAGAACTCCGCAATCACAATGCTCTTGCCAGTTCCGGTCGGAAGCACGATGACAGGATTGCCATCGTACTCGCGCAGGTAATTCATCGTGGCGTCGATAGCTTCAGTTTGATACGGACGGAGTTCAATCACGAGTCGAGTTCCTTTTTCGGCATGATTTTCAAAATGATTTCCGCAACTTCTTTCACACGTTCAAATTCAGATTGAGCTTGCGCCATGATTAAACTGTAGGCGTAGACATCCAATGCTTTCATAACAATGAACAGATCATCGCCCGTGATTAGCATCGTGGCTTCGATGTCTTCCTCGTCAACGTCCTCTTCGTTCAAGCCGCTGTATCTGTCCATATTGATCCGTCCTTCATCAGATACTCAACCCAGTTAGGGCCAGAGTTTATCTGTTCTCCGGGGATCAAGTCTGGAACAAATAGGTGATGATCGCAGCCTCGCTTTTGAACCTCGATGTCAAGGTTCTTGTTGTGCCATTCGCACTTCCACTCTCCAGTCGGAAGCGGAGTGCTGTGCAAACAAGTTCGGCATGACTTTTGCCGTGGCATGTCGGTGCCGTGGCACATGTTGTGAAAGTTGCAGTACTTGCATTCGTGCCACGCTGGATCATTTGACAGTTTGCTTGGTGGTCTGTTTGCAAAGATGACGCGCTTGGCTTTCTCAAGATAAGTATTCACTTCCTCTGCGTTGTACTCGGTGCACACGCTCGTCAGATCGCGAACGCCAGGAGAGGCTGCGGTCAAGTAATGCTTCTTCGTTCCAAAGAAGTGCATGTAGATCTGAGCCTGCACATAGTAGATGTAGTCCCAGTTCTTGAGCGCAGTAGACTCATCGACCAAGCGCAGCTTCTGCAATTTCTTAAACTTGTTTTCGTTAACGACCTTGCATTCCCAAACGTAGAGCGTCTCCGGGTCTTGCAATAGCCCACGGATTAATCCGTCGCAGTTACCGCGAAAGTGTCCGCCAATCGCTTCAAAGGAATGCTGAACACCGGGTTCCTTCTCCGTGGAAAGATCGATTCCGGGAACGGCCCGCAACAGCGCTGCAACTACCTGTTCGCCCCGGTGTCCATCATTGATTCGTCGAAGCCCTCCGGCTTCAATAAAGCCGCGCTTCACCCATCTGAAGTTGTACCACAACTTGCGCTCGCAGGGATCACCGATGGCTGATGCACCAAGGTATCCGCGCGGATTGTTCTCTTGTAACGACTCCATCGCTGCGTCGATCGCGCGAAGAGTCAAGTCTTCTGTATCGGGTAATCTGACCATAAAGCCCTCAAAGAGGAGGCGCGACATCCAGCAAGTGGGGGATAGCAAATAAATGCTAGCCAGATGCCGCGCCCCTTTGTTACTTCTTATGACGCTCCCACGGCTTCGGCCCACCAGCCGGTGCA